GTTATTTCTGTATGTATCAGAATTAAAATACGGGCGGTCATGAACCGTACCCAGCAAGTATTCCTCAGCCGTAGCAGAAATGAGTTCCCAATCATCATTTGTAATATCGGTACGCTCCCATGATTGCGTGGCGCTGTCTAAATCAGTCTCGGTTACCGCCAGTTTTGTATCATCAAGGGACACTGTGTCTGAGTCCTTGAAGATCCACCGCAGTTCGCCCGAAACTTTCGATCTAATTAGTTTCATCGGCTATGCTCCTGACGCTGCTTGATTACCTGTACCCGTTATCAGTATTGCGGTCGCTGAAGTGGCGGTTCCGATCTTTCCGTAATTGGGTGATGTAGGTGTGGTCGAATAAGCTCCTGCTGCCGTCAAATACACATCACTTCCTCGCGTTAGTCCGCTTACATCGGTATTAGTTCCACTGATAATTGTGATGGTTCCAGCCGAACCACCCGAAATAGCTGCCTCAGAAATACCAAAGAAATTTGGAGCTGTTGTCTGACCCGTGGGCATCGTGTAGATATTGCCCGTCCCGTCGTAACCGTTGCTGTTATTCGCCCAACACACGATCATTTTTCCGCCTGTATATGGACCAACATTTTGCGCCGTACCGTTTGGACCCGTGCCTGTGGTGTAGTTATATATAAGGTCTTCACCCGCAAGCACGTATTCCATATTTTGCCCGATTCCTAAAGGTACGCCATGCACACTGTCGTCGTTACCCGTATAAGTTACATACAGATTTCCGCTGGTTTGATCCACCGCAAAATTCACTAATGGTGGGTAGCTGCTTGTTAAGTCTGTTTCACCACTAAATCCAAAAGGTCGAGATGCCGCAAAGTCAGTTCCACTTGTTAGTCGAAGCGCAATTACCACCGCTTCGTTATCAGTATTGCCACGATATCCAACATGAGTGAATTTGTTTACATCGTCATAATAAATTTGATGCGAGTGTGCCGTGGTGTTTTGAGGCGCAGTGACGTTGATATTCATTGGCCCTGCTGTAAGAGCGACCGTTGGGGTTGCATCTGTATAACTGTACGCCTCGGCTATCAACATTTTACTTTTATGCGATACCCGAACAATTCGGTTGTTTTGGGAATCCCAATCGCAACGCGGATAATACGTGCTACTACGACCACCAGCCGCTGTAGTATTGCTCGCGGCAGTAGCTGTAATCGTTGAACCAGAAATAGTCAGTTTGTAAAAATCGGTCCGATATGAATTGTTAGAGTCAGTACAACAGGCGATGGCTCGACCGTCTGACTCACTAAAAATCACATTATTTTCGTGGTCGGACATACTTGAGGACCCTGTGCGGATACTTATAGGCGTTCCGTTATTTGTAACGCTTGTACCAGAGAACGTACAGGAAGCAACTTTATGGTCGTAGGTGCTCGCCTCTTTAGTGTAAATAACCCAGAGTTGATTCAATGTGGTGTCATACACCGCATCTAAATTCTGACAATTCGTATAGGCAGACTCTAAAGCTAATGGTGTGCCCCATGTAATAGCCGAGCCTGATACAGATCCCATCGCTACAGTAGGCACATCACCATTACCGATGTCAATATACGCAGTCCACACGTTTCCAGTATCAGGGTCGTATCCGCACGTTACCCAATTCACCCCGCCCGCTTCAAACAATGCACCCGTTGCAGGGCGCGAACCATCTGCGCGAGTGTCAGCAATCGTTGATACAGTGCCATCACTATTCAACGCAACTGCGACACCAGCACCAGATATAGCACCAGTCGCTGTCATTTCTTTTGTGCCACCACTCGCAGGAGCAGGAATAGCAGAGAAATTTGGAGCACTCGTCGCACCTTGCGAAGTGAGAACTTCTCCCGATGCCCCTAGAGGTAACTCTGTGATAGCCCCACTAGTATTGGAATAGAACACTTTGTTGTTGCCAGCGTCCAACATTGTGGCTGCGATCTGAGAGACCGTCGCGCTCTTGGTTACGTTAGAATCATCGACATCAGCGATGAGGAACTTGTCACCTTCTGCCAGAGTAGTAACTGCTGCTGCAGCGGCATTGACGCTGACATCTACGTCGTTTGCGTCCACGTTGATAGCGTTACCAGCACCTACATTAAGAGTGACATCGCCCGATACGCCGCCGCCTGTAAGTCCGCTACCAGCGGTTACGCCTGTAATGTCACCAGAAGCCGTACTGACTTCCTGTGTGCCTGAGTTATTACGCCAGTAAAGCTTGTTGTCCGTGGTGTTGTACCACATATCACCTGTTTGCAGTGATGCGGGATCGCCACCTGAGCCGCGAGCCATGTTGAATCTGTCTGTGGCATCGACGGTAGTACCCGTAAGGGGTGCGTCTCCTGCGTCTAATACGCCGTAATCGGAACCGAGTTGTACGTTCCTCGTAGTAAATGTAAACCCTGTAAGGGTGGGAATAACTGTCACACGCTTTAATGCCACTGCGTCTGCACCATTGAGGTATGCCTGTACCCAACCTGATGCGTCACTAATGAGAGGGTTGGCGATAGTTGTCCCGCCTGTAAGCCCTGCGTACATTGTCTGTGTGATATTGGTGGTAGTGTCTAATTGTGCGACCTGTATGCTCACACCAGATATCGGCACACCAGAACTGTCTAAAACTTGGTAGCGTAATGCTTGGCGAACCATGTTATCTCCTTAGCTAAAAGAAGGGGAGTCCTCCCCAGTGAGTATCCCCTTCTCATAGTTTAACGTATTAACCCCAGTTAACTGGTAGCAAGAACGCAATCATCTTGGTATTGTTCCCAGCAGAGATTCCTTTAATAGTGGAATCATTCTGCTCGAAACGACCAGACTCAACCGTTACATACTTCACGTCATTCGCAGCCATAGTGATAGACAGGTTGCCCTGACCCTGTACCTGCGCTGGTGGTCTGTCACCAGCCGTGATTGTTACGTTGTTCGCACCACCAGCAGAGTCAATAAACCCTAGAAGTACAGGTGAACCAACACCCGTCACATCCAAAGAGAATCCATCAGCCCCAGTGGCAATCGCGGTCCAAGCCGCAACTGGCAAATCCGCACTTGCTTCGTTAAGGGTTAGTTCTGTGAGTGTTACTGCTGTAACTGCCATTTGTCTATCCCCTTTCCTATACTGAAATACAGTCGGCGGTAGCCAACACGTATGGTCGCGTAATTTTGTATCCGTAGAGGTGCAAGCCTTTAATAGCGTCAGAGAAGGCCGACTCAGGTCGGTATCCTTCAACACTATTAATCTGCTCTGCATAAGTAACACCGTCTGCGTGACCAGCGATAACGTAATTTCGTCCTGCACCAGCAGAAGGAAGGTTGTTAGAAACAATAATCCTCATACCAGAAGCAGCACCGATGATTCCGTTCTCAAGGTCTTCACGGTTTGCTTGTGTACCGTATGACACGAAGTTAGCGTTTTTCTGTAACCAACCGTGATAAAACGGTGGGATTACACACCAACGGCCAGATCGTGGCACGTTGTTTTCGTCCAACTTCTGTGACAGATCAACAAGGTTCTCATACGCATCGACGTTACCTGTACCAATGGTCATGGCTCCGAGAGCGTTACCTGTGTCTACCTGTGCTTGCATTGCAGCCAACACCGAAACGTCAGCAGCATCTCCAAGACCCCAAGCTGCGTCACGCATGGCTACGTCCATCAACGCACCATCGTCACGTACTTGCCTAGCGTCTACATCATCTACTTCAAATGCAAAGTACTTCGCCTGATCTATCGTGAGCACCTGTTGAGAATCGTCAAGAGTCTCAGGTGTGATAGCAGTTGTGTTCTTTACATAATCAGCAATAGTTACACGCCCGATTGATGTAATTCGGACGGTATCCCCCATCTGGTCTATGTCACCTTCATAGTTTCGGTTACATAGGTTTACCGCAACGTGGGCATCGTTAAGATTTTCCAGTAGCGTTGCAGCCCATAATGAAGGAATAAATCTGTCTACAGACATGATTTCTCCTAGCTAATAGTTAGCCACCTCGGAGAGCTTTCTGACGAATTTCTTTTGGAATCTTCATTAGCTCTTGCGGTGACATATTTTTCATTTTATCTATAGTCAACACTGAACTACTTGTTGTTGCGCGTTCGGGAGAACCTGCGGCAGCTTCTTTACGTTGTGCTAATCGGGAATCAGAACCTTCAGACATAGTATCTATGTACTCCTTTGCGTTGGTAATAGCTTCTTCTAATGTACGCCCTTGTTGATCCCATATTGGCATCTTAGCGACTTCATCAGCAGATATACCCTTTGCTTCTGCATACCCATACACACGACTTGAGGCTTCCGACGCTCTGCGTTCGGCATCATTAAGTTGATCGTCAGTGACTTGACCAGCCACAGAGTCAGGAGATGCACTACTCAGTTCTTCTCTCAATTCATTCTTTGCAGAATTTAACGCGCGGGAATAAGTATCCTCTTGCCGTTGTTCGGCTAAAGCATTTTTCCCTTCATCTGACATTACATCGGATAATCCAACATCCATCAAACTACGTATACCTGCAATAGATTCTTGAGTATTTTCAAGATCTGATTTAGTGGCAAACTCATCAAGCCTGTTTGTGAGGCGGTCTAGAGAACTAGTAGCTCGATTAGTGACGTGTTTACTGTCACTAAAATCTTTCTTTAGTTGGTCTAGCTGCGACTGTAACGAGCTTATAAGTGTGGATGGATCTGGATCGGCTTGTACTTCAACGTCATCACTAAGAGCCGCTTGCGCATCGGTATCTTCAGTGACATCAGCTTC